TACTAGTTCTATATTTATATCTTTCATAATTCTTCAGTTTTATTATTACGAATCACTTACTGACACCATTGCTATTTCCGACTCTCGGACTAACACATATGCCTCTTCTTCCAATTTAATTTGATTACCATTCTTACCACTTAACTTACTTACCGGAGCTAGAACAACATCACCTTTTTTAACGGTCATTGGTATTCTATCACCTGTTTGCGTAAATAATCCTGGACCTGCATCAATTACATCTGCATATCCATATACATCACTTGTCGCTGTCAAGATAATACCTGACTTAGTTTTTGTCTGAGTTTCTTGTGCTTTTAACAAAAGCTGATCACCCATTGGTTTCATTTTCATTTTTTTCTCCATTTTTTATTATTAAACGTAACTTATCAATTAGTACTAATACATCATCAGGGTCCATTGTTATTGCACAACAAACTTCTACATTCTCTTGAATAGTATCTAATATTTTTATTGCTTCTTTATACTCCACGTTCTGTGTTATATGCTATTATATGATCTCTACCTGACATGTTATATCCATGTTCTGCTACCATTTTAAATACTTTAGGATACATTTCAATTAAAGTATCTCTTGTATCACCGGCTGGCATTATATATGTTTTATTTTTAGGAATACCTAATTCAACTCTATAATCTTCTATCTCCTTTAGATTCTCATCCGTACCATCCCATACTGGCTTGTAATGGTAATCATCATGAAATTCAATCATTTGTTTAATTGAATCTGTATTTAACCTAAATCTATTATGAGTTTTTATCATTCGTTCATCTACCACTTTACCAGCTGGCGTAACAGCGCCCAATACAGGAATACTATTACTAAATTTCGGACTAATGGATAATAAGCCCAAAGGATAATCTGTTTCAACATATTTACTTCCTTCTGTTTCAATTGTAATTAATATTCCTCTTTCATTTGCAAAATGAGTCAATTCATTTACTAATGCAGGATGCATAGTAGGCGAACCTCCTGTTAACATCATTTCTGTTATCTGAGGATTATCATCATATATCTTAATAATATCATTGAAAGTGAATGTACCTTTCTCTGGGTGAATACTTGTATACCAACTATCACACCAACCACCTTCTCCAAAGAAACATCTATGAGTACATCCTGTAGTCCTAACTGCAATAGTAGGTCGACCAAATCTACTTCCTTCTGACTGAATACATCTGTATACTTCTAATACAGGTAATACTTTATTGTAATCTTCTACTCTTTTATTCATGATATATTGCTGCATTTTTACCATGTTCCATAAACTCTACTTGAGTTATTCTTACACGATCGTTAGTTTCATCTTTTACAAAATTATTTAGTTTGTTAAATATAAATTCTGCAAATTTTTCTGCTCCTGTTGCCTTTACTATTCTTAACTGAATAACTCCATGTTCATCTAAATTACGAAAATAATTTAACATTGGATCATCTTTAGCCGCTACCAAAGTATGATCAAACATATAATCCATCCATGCTTTAGGCTGCATTCCATCGATAAGAGTTTTAGCTCTTTTCATTCCTCCGAAATCCCAAACCCAATTTCTATTATCTAATTCTCCTTCAAATGTTACTTTGAATGATATACCATAACCATGCAGAAATCTACAATGGGTGCCTTCGGCTTTCCATTGACGAAATACTGTACTAAAACCATCAAAAACTTTTGTACTTCTATAACTCATAACCTATCTTATTTTAAATTAATATAAGAAATATTTTTCATATATCCTAATGATTTATGCAGAATATGTCCATGCAAAATAATACTTTTTACCATGCAATAAATGAGATGCGGTATTATCATACTTACCTGTAAAGTCTGACATATAATTTAACATCTCAACTTCATCATTAAATAATGTAAAGTTATCTGGATATTTATATGCTTCTGAAAAAGGTTTACCTGAATTTTTTACTGACTTTTGACCAATGGTCTCGAATACCATTGTTCTTAAATATTCTTGATCATATGAAGCTAATTTCTTCATATCAAATGTTAGATCGACTAACTTAAACTTAAAATTTTTCATATAACTATTTTTTAATTTATTATAAATATAACTAATTTTTTGCAAACGCACAAATATTTGTGCCTTTATTTTTACTTTATTATTTCCACTTCGGTCCAAGCTGCTAGATGTACTACTTCACCATTATCTCTGGTACAATAACTATACATCCCATCAATACTTCTGAAGTTTAACTCTTCACCTTCTGTGATTTGAGGTGCACTTGGTGGTACTTTATCTTCCACTAATACTTTAATTCTACTATTTCTTGGTACGTTATATAATTTCATATTTTATTTTTTAAAATGCGCCTTCAGCTACTTGGAAACAATTTAGGCCATTTTCTCGCCACATTTGAACCACTTTATCTCTATCATCAAAGACACATACAATATTATCTTTTTTATCATCAGGCCAAAGATCATCTAACCAACCTTGTTTTAACTTATCATCTGGCATAAATTTCCATGGATGACTGGTTGGACGTAATTTTAAAACATTGAATGGAACTTCATGTTTATCTAGCCAATCCATTGTTACTTGTTTGGTTGCTTTACTTCTACCTGATAATATTGCTATCTTATGGCCGGCATTTGATAATACACGAGCCATTTCTATTACAGATTCTTTTGGTTCATCTGTTTCAACTAATCTAGATGAAAAGAATATATCCCAATCCATCTTACCGTTAGCTTTAACTGATAACTTTCTTCTGTTTTCGATGTCGGCTAATGTGCCGTCCAAATCGAATATAATCCATGAATCTTTCATTATATAAGTATCATTGATTTAGGAACATTAAAAGTAGTACCATTTAATTCAACTTTACACTTTTGTCTATTCACCTTTTTAATTATACCAACTACTCCAGAAAATTTAGCATGATCAATTTTAACTTTTTGACCAACTCTCATTGAAGGTTGTTTCATAGACATCATTGTTTCAATTTGACCTTTTAGTTCTTGTAACTCTTTGAAGGACATTAAATGGAGGTTTTCGAAATTTTTATTCATTTTTTAATTTTTTCTACTTCTCTAGTTAAAATAAGTCCTTTCTTTGATAACTTTTCTTGCATTTGTTTATATGTGCCATATATGTTATAATGCTTACCAACATCTTTTTTATAAGTGAAGATCTCTTTACTTTTTTTATCTACAACATAATATGGACCGGAATAACCTTTTTTCATATCTCTAATTGTTTTTCCATTTTCTCTATGGATTCGATCGACCTTTTAAAGGTATCATTATCCATGCTGGCCATTGCTTGAAATGCACCAGATTGGCATGCATATTTGGAGTCATCATCTTGATACCTTGATAATACGTCTTCAATGTCATTCCCCTCCATTCTAAATTGCAAATTTCTTTTTAGGAACTTTAAGTCCGATTTTAAACTTACAATTACATTAATTAACTCGTTCTTTGTCATATCTTCTACTTTTTATTTATATATAAAGATAAGAAAAATATTTCAATTAGGCAAATCTTTTCAATGCTTTTTATAAGGACAATGTCTACATCCTGAGTTACAACAATATCCTCTTTCTAAATGATATTTTCTTGTCATAACCTTATAACCATTTTCCCAATAAAACTTGGATGACTGATTAACATGTTCTACCCAAAGCTGATATATCCAATCATTATGTGATTTCACAACTTCCTCCTGCACATGCTAATTCACCTTTCAAATCTGTCTCATCATCCGTTTCTATAATTTCTGACAAATCTACATTTGATAATGCTCCCATCATCTTTTCATATGTAGCCTCATCAATATCTTCAAATGGAGCTTGTGTATAAGTTCCGCCATCATAAGGTAACACAGATAGACCGTTATAATATTCTTTGTTGTCCCACATCCATTCACCAGCAGCATCCCATTCATGATCTCTTAATGAAATTGTTGCAGAAACATTATGAGTATTGTTTCCGGATCTATGTCCTGGCTTGATCCATTCAGTAGCTACCTTTTTAACTCTTTCTAATAACTGGAAAGGTGATTCTGTTCTCATAATAGCTCCTTCAGGTGCTTTTTGTGGTATACTAATCACGGCCGTATCATGTGGTCTAAAGTATTCATCCTCAATTAATGATGGATGATATTCAGATAAGTATTTGAACATTGATTCATTTTTGCCAACTCTAATTCTTCTAACATAGTAATCATTATGCCATGCATGAATACCTGAAGATGTTCCTAATGTCAATGACGTTGTTCCTGCAGGCTTAACTGTTGTTGTTCTTGCAGATTTATTAATACCTAATATTGCAGCTACTCGGACATTTTCTTCTTTAACTATCTTAGCTGCTGATTTCATATCATATCCCAATACTGTACCAGAACCAATACCTGTCATTGATACGCCTATTAATGCATCTTTTTCGGTTGTTCTTTGCCAAACTGGTCTCAAATAATGAAATTCTGTATATCCTGCTTGCAATGTTCCTATAAATGCTGCTGCCTTTACTCTATCTTCAAAATCTTCTTGTGAATCAATATTTGAAACATTAACCTCACATAAGTTACAAAACTGAAATGGTCTTAGTGCAATTTCACAACATGGGTTAGTTCCCCAATCTTTATCATTAGATAGGTATATGCCAGGCTCTCCTGCACCTGATAATTCAACTCTTTTCCATAACCCCATAAAAAACTCTTTGGTTATTTTGTGTCTCATCAATACTGCAGAATTATTAGCTCTTCCTCTTTGAGGATTCAATTCCCACCAATTACCTGACTTACATGAAATCATTTCTTCATCATGTGCTGAAAATAAACTAATTAGAGCAGCTCTTCTAATACCACCTGCTAATACTGCATCTGCAATATGACATACAATATCATGAGTCTCTAATGTAGATAATTTTTCTCCATCTTGCTTTCCTTTCAATAGTCCCTCAACTTTAACCAAACATTCTTTTAATGGTTGTGGTCCAGGAGCTTTACCACCAGATGTTACTAGTCTAGCACCTTTAGGTCTAATATCAGAATAATCAAATTTTAAATGAGATCCTCCTTGAAAATAATTTTTCATAAGAGCTTTGACTGCATCTGCCCATCCTTCAATTGAATCTGCAATTAAGAATCTTCTTGTTCTATTATAATTAGGTTTTCTAATTTCTGGTAACTCATCTACATGATGTTTTTGAACTGAATATCCTACGCCTGTTCCGCCTAAAAGTAAAAACATTGTTTCTGAAAAAGCTCTCCAATCATCTATCGGAAGATATGCACAATTATATATTCTGTTTGGACTTATCTCAATTGGCTTGCCGGCGAACTGCATACTTCTCATTGATGGTAATACTTTTTTGTCATATACAAATTTATATGCAGAATCAATTTCCTTCTTAAGTGTTGGAAAGGTCTTTTGATGCATTGCCTTATTTCTTGTAACTAACTCTTCCCAAGTCTCTCTTCTTTCTAGTCCTGGAATATATTTTGCATACTTCATGTATACTGTAATATCTGATAATATTTGTGTTGAAATGTCCATGTCTTCCTTTTCTTTTCTCTAATTTATAATGTAAAAATGTAGCTCCCGATGGCTACGTAAATCAACTAATTTCCTTAATAAATATACAATGAATGCATATGCAAGCCTCTTTTATGTAACTTTTTCTTAACTTTTTTATTCAAAACCTTCGGACTGAGTTTCTTGATATTTTCTTGCTAACATTTGTCTAGCCATATCATTACCATTATCCATCTGCTTTTGAGTATCTCTACCACCTACTGACGTATCTGTATAAATATTAAATTGACCATTCGATGTATTCATCTTACTTGGCAACGTAATACCATCTGGACCAAATCTATTTTTTATAACATGCCATCTACCTGTTCCAGCTAATTTGTCTTGTACCTTTCTAGATAATGATAATATAAAATCAGCAACCATTACCTTACCATATGATTCAGATACTTTACTTGCATCAATTACATCTTCCTCTAATGCCGATCTATTTGCTTGAGATGCCGTCCAAACCGGTATTTCATATTCGCCTGCCATACCACGAAGATCTTCATATATACCTTCAAGTTCATGTCTCTTTTCTTGACCATGACCTCTCAACAAATCTGCATAATCAACTATAATAACATCTGGCTTTTTGTCTTGCATAATACATTTTTCAACATGAGCTCTAATACCCATTACCGATACTGATTTTGTAGGATAATGTTTAATGATCAGTTCTCCTTTCAATTTAGATAACTGTTCTTTAATATCTTCTTGATAATGTTTCAAGTTTTGATTTGCAATGCCTGTTATAACTGAATCATACCTTAAACCAACATAAGCCTCATTCAGCTCTAATGTATAATGTACGACCGTCTTTCCTTTCTTAACTAAATGAGCTCCTACATTCATTAATGCCCATGACTTACCAATACCTGCTGGTGCTACCATTACTCCTAACTCGCCTTTACCTAGTCCACCATCTGTCAATTCATTAATGACTTCCCATGGAGTTTCTTGTACAAACCTAACAGCCTCAGTATATCGTTCATCTATATCAGTCATATAATCATGCCCAATATTTTTATCTGCACCTGCTTTAAGTGCATTATCAACTGTCGCCTTTATCTCATCATATTGACCATGTTTTAATAATTCAACTGATCCTAGAATTGCTTTTTTGATTTCTTGATTCTTACAAAAGTCCATTGCCTGGTCTTTTATATATTCTAAATCTGTAGAGTCTGTATATTTCCAAGCATCCTTAAGGTGTGCAACAACTTGGTCTTTCAATACATCATGCTCAACCTTTTCTAGTTTCACTTTCATTACTTCTAATGTAGGCGAGGCATTATATTCTTTCTGGTATTCTAATATTGTAGATACAATCCATTCATTTGCATCTGATTCAAAGTACTTCGGACTAAGGATATCTGAAATTTGTTGTAGAAATGATTTATCTACTAACAAACTTGTTATAACTTTAATCTGAAATGCGTATCCGTAACTACTTAATCTATCTGTCATGCATTAATTATAATAATTTATTTTCAAATAACCTAATCTTTACCCAACGAAGCAAATGCATTCAGTGAATTGAATGATGAATTTAACCAAGAATCTAAATCTTTAATAACTGTATACATTTTGTCGGCCATAAACATTTTCTTAAACTCATAAGTATTAAGTTTGTCTATATCACCTTGCATCTTATCTAATGTTATCATTTTAGCACCTCCATGTATATCAACTTCTTTTAACTGCATAAGTCTATAATTAAGGTCTAATAATTCTTCATTCTTTGAAACTAGTTCATGCACTTTATATTTCTTTTCTACATTTGCTGCATGTTCAACTAGTTCCTGTATTGTAACTTCTCTGTCGTCAGTAAACATTGGAAAATGTTTAATTAGGCTCTTAGGTCCTACTCCTTTAAGTCCTGGTATATTATCGGACTTATCACCAATAAAAGAACGATACACCAAATAGTTCTTTGAGCTAAACCCAAATTCTTCTTGCATCACACTTGGAGTGTACATCTTCTTTTTTATGGGGCTCCATACTGAAATTCTATTATTTACTAACTGAAGGAAATCTCTATCTGTTGAACAAATTGTAACTCTATTTTCATCTTTAGTATATACTTCATTTGCAATATATGCCATTATATCATCTGCTTCTACATTGTCAATTGATAATGTAGTAACAGGCAAGCAATTTAAGTATTGTACCATTCGGCCGAATTGTTTTTTCATCGAAGCAGATTCATCTTCTAATGAAGCAAATTCTTGATACCTATTAAATGCTGTCTTGTTAGCCCGATTTGCTTTGTATTCTGGAAAAAGTTCTTTTCTTCGTTTAGAACCACCTTTACCATCAAATACAATTACACATCTTGTTGGCTTTATCTTACGGATAACGGCGGCAACAGATCTTAAAAAACCTGTTACGCCGCCTATATGTTGTCCGTCGTCATTAAGAGCCGGCACGGCTGAAAACACTCTAATGAATGTATTCAGACCGTCGATCACTAAAAGATGGCTGTCCTTACTTGATCCTTTACCTTGCTCTCTTTCCCTTTCTACTTCTTGTAGTATGTCAAAAAAACGTCCTTTCATTAGCCTTCTTCGCTAACAAATTCTTCATCTATTTGAACATCATCAATTCCAATGTCCTCGCCCGGTTTATATTTAAGAATATAGGCTTCACATATTTGTGCATAGATTTCATCTTTCAATCCGTCGATCTCATCTAACTTCTTTTCAAAATCTTTTGATAAGAATTTAACATCTGTACCATCTTCTCTAGTAAATGTATACCATGCACCTGCTGTTCCTACTAACTTAAATTGCTTCATAACATTAAGCCAACCACCGTAGTTATCAATTCCTGATTCAAAATAGATATCATAATCAATAGTTTTCAATGGTGGACCCATTCTGTTTTTAACCACTTGGCATCTAGTTTTAATTCCGATAGCCTGATCGACACCGTCCTTTTTAACTTTGATTTGACCAACTGATTTGAGTCGTAACCTTACCGAAGCGTGAAATGGAATTGCTTTACCACCTGATGTAGTATAAGGGTCTCCAAATGCTACTCCTAGTCTAGTTCGTAATTGATTTGTGAATATTAAACAAATTTTGTTACGGCCAATCATATTGGTAAGCTTTCGCATACCTTTTGATAATATAATGGCTTTACTTGTCGCATAACCATCCTTATCAAATTCTTTAGCCATTTCAATTTTTGTAGAAGCTCCCATTACAGAATCTACTACGATTGTTACCAATCTATCTTTATTTGATTCACGAATCTTTACAACTATACTTTCGATAGCTTCGAAAATGTCTTCAATTGTTTCGAGTGGAACATATAACATCTTATTCAGATCAAGTCCAATTGCCTCTAAAAACTCTCTACTTATTGCATTTTCGGTATCTATATAAACAGCTAGCCCTCCTTGTTGTTGACAACTTGCAAGTGCATGTGCTGCTAATAATGATTTTCCTGATGCCTCTAATCCTGTAATTTCAGTAATTCTACCGACAGGAAAGCCACCTTCCTTACGATTTGAAATTGCAAGATCAAGCATAGATGAACCACTTTCAACCCAACCTTTGACTTCACTTGGAGCCGTAGTATCTCCATCCAAGAAGAATGCCGTCTGGTATCCTGTATTCTTGAACTTCTTATTAAGACTATCCGCTAATTCAACTGCTAAGGAGTCCGCTAGTTCACTCTTTGTTTTTGATTTTGCCATAAATGTAACTTTTTTTATTCGTTAAATAACTCGTCAAATGCTGCAGATACATCATCTACTTTATTGACGCCGGCTGGTGCCGCTTCTTTCTTTGGTGCTTCTGTTGCTGCAGGTCTTGCATCTGTTGATGTACCAGTATCACTATCAGGATTCAACCATTCTTCTAATGCTCCTTTAAGATCATCATATGATGGCTCTTTAAAAATATCATCTAAGTTAGATTGATTATTTGCTGCTTGTTCAGCAACATTTTTATCCTCTGTCATCGGAGTAACATTTGGCTTTACTCTAATAGTAGTTTTTGGAAATGCTCCTGCCTCTGCTGGAGTAAATTCAACTAAGATATCTCTACCTCCCATTGGGTCTGAAATATCACCATAATCTGGATCTGAAATAATACCTAATAATTCAGTATATACTTGTTTACCAAAACCCCAAAATTTAACACCTTCTGATTCTGCACCTCTTACAAGGATAGGAACATATGTTCTCATTTTAGGTTCCATCTTCTTACCTAACTTCCATTCATCGGAATTACCTGATGCTTTAAGTTTTTCACAAAACTCAACAACTGGATCTGCTTTTCCGTTTGTAATTGGAGATAGATAATTTTTCTTACCTAAATCATAATGAAAATAAAGTTCTCTGAAAGGATTACTTCTGTCGTGCTGATAAGGCACAATTCTTACAATTTGTTTACCTGGTTCAGGTCTCCATAAATTGTTTCGGCGAGTGCCGGTCGTTTGTAATTGATTAAGTTTAGCCTTAATCGCGTTTAAGTCAATTGCCATTTTTTCTTTTCTTTTTTTAATGGTTAATAATTAATTAATAATATAACAACTTTTATTCATTTATCCTAAGGATTATCGAAAAAAGTTGCAAAAAAGTTTTTATTTGTTATTTGTTAGTTTGGAGTTTAATTATGGCTAAACTCTAATCCTTATTATTTTGTGCCGCCTATTCTTTTAAATTCCTTCAATAATGGCTTATCACTGACTTTAGATTCCATCATCTTTTCAATTTCCATTGCATAATCATTATCCATGAACATGTCATATAATCCATTTAAAATATCTTGTCTACCTGCTTTTGATACCGCATCAATATATGAATCAATGGCTTTATAAAATGTTTGCACATCATTTGGGTCTAATTTTGTCATCATTGTCTTTCTCCTGTTTTATTAATATAAATATAATGAAAATATCTTTAATATCCTAATTATATATCAATTCTTTTGTGTAAATCTAAATGTATATGTCTTAATTCATCACCATCAGTTAGTAACAATGAGTTTTCATAATTTGGCCAATTGATAATAAATTTCTTGTCCAATATACCATTATTAGCCTTCAATATGATAACATTCAATGCATTAACTGTATACAATGTATTTGTTTCTTTCTTTCTATGTATCATGATTGTATTGGGCGTCTTGCCATAATCATCTGGCTGTACATTATATGTTACATATAAATCTTGTCTATTGTCGGCATCAGAAAACACAAACATTCTTTTCTCTGATACTGTATATGACTTCTTAACATAATCTACTATCAGATCTAAATCCTTTCTATGTGCAAATGTACATAATAATTGTGTTCTCATTTATCTTCTCCTATACTGATTTTAATTGAGTCGCTGTCATAGAATCTTGACTAGTAGCTTTGGGTTTGGTATTAGGAGCTCCTATATTAAATTTATCTTTAAATATTTTAGTTAACTCATCAATCGAATCATCTTTACCCATAATTAGATAATCTTTTTTATAATTTAATGACATAAATGCATCCCATGGTTCACTATCTGCATAATATCTAAATTCTAATGCTGATAATCTTGGAAATAATTCTTTGGTATTAAATGAGCCGTCCGGATTAATTCCTGGTTCTGCTACATCACCTTTAATATTTCCTTGATATTTTTTATAAAAACGTTGAAGTGCTTTACTATACACGTCAACAATTTGAGATCTTTTTATCAAGTTTTTCTTTACTAGATCTTTTAAATATTGATCTGCTAATGATTCTTTTCCTGATTTATAATATAATTGAATTTCAGTGCTAGATGTCACATCTGGAAAATTAGCTGGTAAACTATCTCCATATGCTAATTGTATTGCTTCAAATATATCTAATGCAATATCATATCCAGAACCATATCCAGATTGTCCTCTCATTCTAAATGCCGAAGACTTTGATTGAGTAGATTTTAATTCAATTTTTATTCCTTCTGCTCCTACATCACCACTAGTTGGCACATGTCCTCCTTTAAGAATAACACGTAATATATTTTCTCCTGCACCCACATTAACTCCACCGCCTGCAGGTATATAGTTATATAACCAATCGGCATATTCTTTTGAAAATCCTACTTTAGCAATAAATGATTCTAAATTTCCTGAATCTCCTAGTGAATCAAAATCTATACCTGATACTTCGCCGGCTACTAAATCTTGCAATTGTTTGTAACTATCCATTTCAACTGCTTTATCAAACATTCCTTTTGCAGTTCTGTCATCAAAATTACGTTTCTTTAATCCATCTAATGCACTAGTCTGACTATTTGCACTATCTATCAATCTAGAAATATATGAAATTAATTTGTCCGGTAATGGTGTTTCTTTAATTACAGCAATTAAATCGTCTTTGGTATATCCTTCTTGTAATAATAACGATTCTTCTATAACTTCTAATGTATGTTGTTTTTCCTCATCTTCAACTGGAGTAGCATTATGAAATGCTTGATCTAATTGATCTACTTCATTTGTAAAAAAACTTCCGTTTAAATTATTTTCTGCTAGTATTTCATGAAGAATGTCCATTTCTGCTTTCGAATATGGAGCATTTGCATAACCGTTCGGTAGTCTGTAAAACCACTCTTTTATAATTGAATCTCTATCCATTGACAAACCTTTTTAATAAATATCAAGCTATCCGTGAAGTCATATCCGTCATGACATGATAATTAACACCTGCTTTAATTTTAACCGGGAAGCGACCTGCTTGGTTCATAACATCTTTCAACTTATTTAATAATTCCTTACCATCTGACATATCATAATCAAACAATAGCGAATCATAAGTGTAAAGGATGATATTTGTATTATACTCACTTAACAAATCATTTACATTATTTAACACATGTAAATTATATTCTGTTTCAGATGCTTGTAACAAATAATTGAATAACTTGTTAGGATTCATATCATGTAAACAGTTTTTATACAGAGGACGTTTCATCAAAGGAGTTACTACAAACCCATTTTCTTTAAAGTTGCTCCATAGTGTTCTAATAAATGATCTTGTCTTTTTGAAGAATGGTATCTTAGCAAAGTCATCGTCTATACCTCCATATAACAATCTAAAGGTTATTTTTTTACTTTGTTCATATTCTTCTTCTGATAATTCGTTTGAACCAAAATATTGTTTTCCAAAATATTCATGAACACTGCCATCAGGTAAATCATACCCAATTATATCAGCAATAAGTCTAGGATGATATGCATCAAAGTCCATTTCCAATAACATTCCTTTTTCCCATCTACTTACAAACGATTCCCTACAACCAGACTCTTTCGGTAATGCTGCATAATTAACTCCTCCAAATTTATTGGATGGCCTACCTGTTGTTGTCCATATATTGTATTCTGTAAATGCTCTATTCTTATCAATACCATTTGCTTTAAAATGTTCCACAAATTTATTATAATCTACTTGTAAACCATTTCTTTCTACACATGCAAAATTATCTGTTACTAGTTGTTCATATTCTTCAAATGCATTTGTTTTATCAAATGTCATATAAAATTCCATGAACTTAGTTTTCATCTCATCACACCTTTCAATATGTTTTGTAATAGGCAACCAATCATGGGTATTTGTTTCATTATGCCACCACCTATTCCAAGAATCATGTGCCGATGTATTTGTTTCATCTAACGGCAACATTTTATGATTTTGCCACCATGCAACCATATCTGCATCATAACATTTTATAGAACTAAATCGGCTAAAGCGTTTCTTTGCTAATACATATATATCAG